CCAGACAAATGCCCAGGACTGTTCAAACGCTAATAATATTATTATACCATAAAGGAAAACGAATTTATGAGAACAGTTGAACGGCTGGCAAAGATTAAAGCATTAGATCGCTACATCGACAGTCAGATAGAACAGATTAAACGGCTGGAATCACAAGCACTTAAAGTAACGGCTGGTGCTATGCAAGCGGACATGGTGCAAGGTGGGAAACGTAAAGGGAAGGACGACATCTATGTCGAGCTCATGACAGCCCGTGAAGAAGTCGAGCGATTCACGGCTGAAGCTATTAAGCAGAAGCTAGAGTTCCACAGACAGATAGCAAACGTGGGGGATATAGATGCACGCTCCCTATTGCAAATGGTTTACATAGACCAGCTAGATATCTGGCAGATATGTGACCGCATGGGCTTTAGTAAGGCTACCTACTACGTTAAGTTAAGACAAGCTGAGAAGTATTTGGACTAATCTATAGTGGTCTATACCAATCTATACTCCATCATACTACCAACGTGGTAATATAGTATTATCGAATCAGAAGGACACAACAGTGTTCCTTCTTTTACTTTACACGGAAGGAGGCGGACGCATGCCAATGGTAAGGCGGTGTAAGGCAGAGGGCTGCCATGCGTTAGCAGAGAGACCAGCACACTACTGCACTACACACCACAGTATGGAAGCAGCATACATAGAGAAGCGAGAGAGATACTCACGCTCTCGTTACAACAAGCGAGTGAGGAACAGAGATGATGAGAGCAAGGAACGGTATGCGTTCTATCGTTCAAAGACTTGGTCTTCTATTCGTAAGATTGCACTAGAACGTGACAACTATCTATGTCAGTACTGTCTTGCATTGGGTGTGACCACACCAGACGCTCGTATAGGCGACCACGTTACACCCGTTGAAATTGCTCCAGAACTTAGGACGGAAGTTTCTAACGTGGTAGCAACGTGTAGGAGCTGCGATAACACCAAGCGTACATTAGAGCAAGAAATCTACGGTACTGGCCAAAATAGAACGAAACAGAACACGGAGCTACGACTTTCCGTGGATGCGTGGGCGGGTTTAATAGCCCGGAAAAAAGAGGACGTCGTTAAACCCCTCTAATAAGCCCATAGCACGATTTTATAATAAGGGTGGTATAATAACCCTCGGAACGATTTAAAATTGACCCCCGCCCCATTCTCGTGGCTAGGAGAGCCGCCACAAGGTGTTCTTTTATGTCGCAGACCAATTTTTCAGATTTTTAAAGGGTGTCAAAATGAACTAGAAGGAGGTGAGGTGCACTTGGTTAAAAATCCATTTTATAAACAAAATAAAGGGCGTTTACCGAGTGACCCACCAAACTATCTAGGACAGGTAGCTAGGGAGGTTTGGCGCAAAGTCGTTCCGTTTTTAGAAGGAACAGGCAAGGTCGAGCGCATAGATACGTTCTTGGTGGAATCTTATTGCACTAACTACGAGATCTACAAGATGGCTTACGAAGACGTCAAGCTAAACGGCATCCAGCAGGAAATCACAAAGCCTATACAGGCTCAAGGGTCTGGTGAGATTTTGGGCGAGCAGTCGCTCGGTTTTAAAAAGAATCCAGCAGTTGCCACGATGAAGGATGCAACAACTACGCTGAATCAAATAGCCATGCAACTAGGTCTCACGCCGAAAGGTAGGGCAGAGTTGCTGACAATCGCAGATAGTAGCAAGCCTGAAAAATCGACTGCTGAAATGATGCAGGATTTTTTAAATAGTTAAAAAGATGAGGGATTTATTTCCCCATCTCTTTTAATTTTTATTAGAAGGGGGGTGATTTTAAAAGTGGAAACTAAACAAATAACGAATAAAACAATAACAAAGATATATCAAGACAGTGACTTTTCGGAAGTTAGAGAAAAATATCAAGACCCAGGGACTAAATACGCTTTTGATGTGATGGATGGGAAAACACAAGCTGGTTACATGATGCAACTTGCTTGTCTAAGGCACTTGAGAGACTTAAAACATCAAGGGAATTCCGGTTTTCCTTATCGTTACGACTTGGCAGAAGCTGGTAAAGTGCTTAAGTTTGCTAAAATCTGTCCAAACGTTGACACGGGACAGCCAACAGCGCTTATGCCGTGGCAAGAGTTTTTGCTTAGTCAATCTTTTGGCTGGCGCAATGAAACGGGCGGCAAACGCTTTTCACAGGTCATTGTATCTGTTGGTCGTAGTCAAGGGAAAACGTACATTCAGGCTATTTCTATGTGTTTCTCTTACCTTTTCGAAGGACTTGGACTATCTAACCAAGATTATCTGGTAAGCTCAATCAACTTCAAGCAGACTATGAAGTTAATGGGCTATATTAAGAATATGCTTAAACAGATAATCACCAAAGAACCTTTTAAGTCTCTAGCTGAAGAGTTGGACTTATCTATCCAGTCAGAACAAGTCATTATGAGAACGAATAACAACGTTTTAAGGGCTATATCTTCCGAAAGCGGTAACTATGATGGATTCCACTTTACTTGACCAATGCGATTATGGATGAGTCGGGTGATTTGAAAGACCGAACGAGCATTTCTAAAATCGTTTCTGGGCAGGTTAAAATTCCAAACCGACAATTTATTCAAATTTCCACTGCCTATCCAAACCCCACTTCGCCATTAAGACACGATGAACGGATGATGCAAGGGATTATGGAGCGTGACGACAGGGCTGGTGATACTCAATTGTGCCTCGTTTGGTCGCAGGATAGCATAGATGAGATTTATATGCCTGAAACATGGAGCAAGTCGAACCCCTTATTAGACCTTGAAAGCGAACACGATACGCTTTTAAAAGGTCTTATGGATAAGAGAGACGCTGACCTTTTATCTGGAAATATCAACGATTTTATAATCAAGAATATGAACCTTTGGGGCGAACAAGATGAAAACAGCTTCTTAAAGCTGGAAGACATCGAGCGCTCGGTCATTTCTGATTTTGATATACGTGGCAGACGTGTTTATGTTGGGCTTGACGCTTCAATGTTTAGCGATAATACGGCTATTGGCTTTGTCTATCCCTACGTTGCTGAAGATGGCAGTCAGAAATGGCATATAGAACAGCATAGTTTCATTCCGTGGCAACAAGCAGGCTCACTTGAAGCCAAAGAAAAACAAGACGGCGTTAACTATCGAGATTTGGAAACCAAGGGGTTTTGTACGATTACAAGCCACCCACAAGGGCTAATCAATCCAGAGGAAGTTTACCGATGGTTTTGTGAGTATGTCGAAGATAACCAGCTTGATGTGGTCTTTTTTGGCTATGACGCTATGATGGTTAATAAAATTATCAAAGCCTTGGAATCTAACACGAGCTTTCCGCTTATGCCGATTAGGCAACGGACAAGTGAGTTGAAAGACCCGACAAAATTCCTTCAAACGATCTTTATCGAAGACAATATCACTCGCCTTGATGATGAAATCATGCGAAAAGCCTTGATAAATTCGGTAATTAAAGAGGATAACATCGGTATTCAAGTCGACAAAATGAAATCGACCTATAAAATCGACGTTGTGGACGCTCTTATTGATGCGTTTTATGATGGCATGTATGCGTTCGAAGACTACGCCATTACCAACAATCCAACATGGAAGGTAGAACACATGAGTCAAGAAGCCGTTCTAAACTGGCTAAAAAACCCAGATAGTGGGCTATTAGAGGAGTATTAATACATGATTTTGAAGTTTTTTAAGGCGATTTGGGCTATTTTTGACATTTTGATGTTCATTTTAGCTGCGATTTCGCTTAATTTGACCACTTACAACCTCGGATATGTATGGTTTGGTATTAGCATGACCATCACATTCGTATTAGCAGGTTTAATTAGTGAGCTAGCCACAAAGAAAGGCTAGAAAGGAGGTGATAATAATTGCCGATATTTAATATTGCTACCGAAAGCCCACCGAGTAATCAAGGGGGCTTTTTTGATATCACTGATCCAGAGTTTTTAGCTACTTTAAATGGTAGTGAGTGGGTTTCAGCTGAAACTGCTCTTAAAAACTCGGACCTATTCTCTATTATCAGTCAGCTATCTAATGACCTTGCGACTGCTAAGCTAACAACTAGCCGAAAACAAATGCAAGGCATCGTGGATAATCCGTCAAACAGTGCTAACCGCTTTAACTTTTACCAGTCTATCTTTGCTCAAATGCTATTGGGTGGTGAAGCCTTTGCGTATCGGTGGCGTAACGACAACGGCCGTGATATGAAGTGGGAGTATTTGAGACCGTCTCAAGTCACTTTCAACCGATTGGACAATCAGAATGGTCTTTATTACAACATCACGTTTGATGATCCACGCATACCGCCTAAACAACACGTTCCACAAAGCGACATCTTACACTTTAGATTGCTATCAGTGGACGGTGGTTTGACAAGCGTAAGTCCGTTGATGGCTCTTGGTAGAGAATTGGACATTCAAAAGGCTAGTGATAAGCTAACGCTTAATTCCCTTAAGAACGCCCTCAACGCTAATGGTATTTTAAAAATCAAGGGCGGGGGTTTGCTCGATTTCAAAACTAAGGTCTCACGCTCTCGACAAGCAATGAAGCAAATGCAAGGCGGTCCGTTGGTACTGGATGATTTAGAGGACTTCACGCCTCTTGAAATCAAATCCAACGTGGCCCAACTACTTAAGCAAGCGGACTGGACGACCGGACAATTTGCAAAGGTCTACGGTATCCCAGAGAACGTTGTCGGTGGGCAAGGCGACCAACAGTCTTCACTAGAAATGAGCTCAAACGTCTATTCTAAAGCAGTCGCACGTTACTTAAGACCGTTTCTTAGTGAGTTGTCTCAAAAACTTTCGTGTGATGTTGATGCGGATATTTTTCCAGCGGTTGACCCGACTGGTGCTAACTATATCAGCCGTATCAATAGCATGGTTAAAAGTGGCACACTCGCACAGAATCAAGGTTTGTATATTTTGCAACAAGCTGAGATTTTACCTAAAGAGTTGCCAGAGGGTAAAAACCCTAACCGTACCACATTGAAAGGAGGTGAGATAAATGGGCAAGATTGACATTAAAGGCGATATCGTAAGCGATGATGCCGGGGCATTTTATGAATACTTCGGTATGTCTAGTACCTATCCTAAATTGGTACAAGACGCTATTGCTAATGATGAAGACGAAGAAATTACGCTTAATATTGCGTCAAACGGTGGTGATGTGTTCGCAGCTAGCGAAATCTATACAATGCTTAAGGCTAGTGGCAAGCGTATTGTGGTCAACGTACAAGGGCTTGCGGCTAGTGCTGCGAGTGTCATTTCTATGGCTGGTGATACCGTGCGTATCAGTCCAACGGCACACATCATGATTCACAAAGCGTCAACAGGTATCGTTGGAAATAGCGATGATTTGGAACATCAATCGGCGGTGCTTAATAGCATTGATGAATCCATTGCATTAGCTTACGAGATGAAGACTGGCCTTAAACAACCAGAACTGCTTGATCTCATGGCTAAAGAGACATGGCTTAATGCTAAAACTGCTGTTGATAAAGGCTTTGCGGATGAAATCATGTTTTTCAACGATGATGAAGAAGAAATCATGGTTACTAATGCCGTACATCAACTACCAAGCAAATCAGCAATCACTAAATTTAAGAATATGATTGCGACACCTAAGACCAATACTTTGCGTGAGCAAAAATTGGCTATTTTACTTGAAAAATGAAAGGAAGATGATTAATGAAAACATCAAACGAATTGCATGACCTTTGGGTTGCACAAGGCGACAAGGTCGAGAACTTGAATGAAAAACTTAACGTAGCTATGCTTGATGATTCGGTTACTGCTGAAGAATTGCAAGCCATCAAAAATGAACGTGACACTGCGAAAATGAAACGTGACATGTTCAAAGAACAGTACACTGAAGCTCGTGCTAGCGAAGTCGCTAACATGACTGAAGAAGAAAAACAACCATTGACTAAGAACGAAGAAGAAGTAAAAGACGCTTTTGTTAAAGACTTTAAAAACCTTGTTCGTGGTCGTTACCAAAACTTGCTTGATTCTAAAACAGACGGAACTGGTGCCGATGCTGGATTGACTATCCCACAAGACATCCGTACAGCTATCAATACATTGGTTCGTCAATACGATTCATTGCAAGAATATGTTAACGTAGAAAACGTAACTACTCTTACAGGTTCTCGCGTTTACGAAAAATGGGCTGAAATTACTGGGCTTTCTAAACTTGACGATGAAGCTGGACAAATCGGTCAAAATGATGATCCAAAACTCTCTCTTATCCGCTACGCTATCAAACGCTATGCTGGTATTTCAACAGTAACAAACAGCTTGCTTGCTGATTCTGCCGAAAACATCCTTGCATGGTTGTCTGGTTGGATTGCGAAAAAAGTTGTTGTTACTCGCAATAAAGCTATCTTGGATGTCATTGCAACACTCCCAACTAAGCCTACATTGGCTAAATGGGATGACATCATTGATCTTGAAGCTAAAGTTGACCCAGCAATCAAACAAACTTCATTCTTCTTGACTAATACTTCTGGCTTCACTGCTCTTAAGAAAGTTAAGAACGCAATGGGTGACTACTTGATGGAACGTGATGTGAAATCACCTACTGGATATTCAATCGATGGTTTCACAGTTAAAGAAGTTTCTGACCGCTGGCTTGCTAATGGTGCCGCTGGGGCTATGCCTCTCTACTTTGGTGATTTGAAACAAGCAGTTACACTCTTTGACCGTCAACACTTGTCACTACTTTCAACTAATATCGGTGGCGGAGCATTCGAAACTGACACTACTAAAGTACGTGTGATTGACCGTTTCGACGTTGTTAAAACTGATGAAGAAGCGTTTGTGCCAGCATCATTTAAAGCGATTGCTGACCAAAAAGCTAATCTTACTGCCGGAGCTTAATTTAGGAGGTAAGCAATGAGTGTATCTAAGGAAACCATCATGCAGACCTTGAATCTGGATGAGACAGACGACACTGCACTCATTCCAGCTTACATTGAATCGGCTCAACAGTACATTATCAATGCAGTCGGTAGCGATAAGAAATTCTATGACCTTGATAGCGTAGAATCTCTATACGACACGGCTGTAATAGCCCTCACAAGCTCATATTTCACCTACAGGGTGGCTCTAACTGATACAGTGACTTATCCGATTAACCTAACTCTAAATAGCATAATCGGGCAATTAAGGGGCTTATACGCAACGTATACGGAGGAAAGAGATGGCTAAAGTTAGATATTTACCCTCAGACTTCCGCTTCAAGGCTGATTTTGGCACTTATCAAAGTACACCTAATAAATTTACGGGTGTGAGTGTGCCTAAATTCGTGAAGCAGTTTACGCTGCATTATAAACCTCATACTAGGACACTCAATCAAGAGTATTTAGCTCAACAAAACAATGAAAGTGATACAAGAGTTATCGTCATTCGCCATAATGCAAAAGTAGTCGAAGGTCAAGTGGCTGTATTAAATGGTGTCCAATATGACATCGTACGAGTTAGCCCAAATGAGAATTTTGGGCTTAATCGCTACGACTTTCTGACTTTGAGGAAGCACAAGAAAGTTGGGTGATGGCTTATGGTAGGGCTTGATGAAGCACTAGAGGGCTGGCTTGAAACGATAGCCAGTATTGGCGATATCACACCAGCGGAACAAGCGAAAATCACTACCGCTGGTGCGAAAGTGTTTCAAAAGGAACTGGAAGAAGTTACTAGGGAGAAACACTACTCAAATAAAAAAGATTTGAAGTATGGACACATGGCTGACGGTTTATCTGTCCAATCCACTAATGCGGATGGCAGAAAGAACGGTGTGGCAACCGTAGGCTGGAAGAATAATTACCACGCACAAAATGCCAGACGATTAAATGACGGCACTAAAAAATACCGTGCTGATCATTTCGTTACCAATGTCCAAAACGATAGCACCGTACAGAAAAAGGTGCTATTGGCAGAAAAAGCGGAGTATGAAAAACTCATCCGTAGGAAAGGAGGAAAGTGATTAAGTGTTAGCAACCGTAAAACTTAAAGAGCTCATTGACGGCAAAGAATTTGGTGAAATAAGCGAAGTATATGCAAACAACTTGCCTAAAGAACTCGAAGAAAATACCGATAAGACAATTGTGTTACTCACTGAAAGCAATCCATCCCTTGACTTAAGCGGAAACAATACCTTTTTCAGTAAAACAGATAGAGTAGAAGTCCAGATTTTCTACAAGGCTGATATCGATTTCGACATCGAAGCCTTCGAAATGAAACTACTGAAGTTTCTGAAATCCGAGCACTACTCAATAACAGATATGAGAGAACATAGTATAGACCCCGATACATTGCAGATTACGGCGGTCTTTTTTGTTGCCCTCGACAGATTAATTTAACAAAGGAGATATTACTATATGGCAATTGTAGGTTTGAAAATGGTCCGCCTTGCTTTGGTTGACCCTAAAACCCAAAAACTCATTAAAGGCAACGACGGCCTTTCAACAGACGGTGTGATTGAAGTTGATTCTAAGATGCTTGGTACTCGTACCGCTAACATCTCAAACTTGGAAGGTCAAGCGACTAAAGTACCAGGGAACAACCAAACACAAGACGTTATGATCGCACCAGGTTCACCAACGGTAGCGTTCGACTTTAACAACCTTGACTTTGATCTCAAACAAAAACTACTTGGATTTCGTCCTGATGGCAAAGGTGGTTATACGATGGGTGGTGAGAAACCACATGTAGCGGTGTTGATTGAATCTGAAACACTTGACCGTAAACACTCAGTGTTCTTTGGTTTTGCTAACGGCATCATGCAAGAAACAACTCAAAACGTTTCAACAGATACTGATACTGCCCAAACTCGCCAAAACGATAACGTGACATTCAGTGCCTTGTCAGCGGATGCGTTTGGTAATGAGCCTTACAAGAAATACTTCTCTGGAGCACCTACTTTTGATAAAGCTAACATGTATAAAGAAGTGTTTGGTGGATATGCGCTTACAGGAGCAGGCGTAGTACCTGGCTAATAATCTAAATAATTCGCAAGGGGTCGGGCTCGTGGCCTGACCTCTATTTTTGTTAAAAGGAGTAAAGAGAAATGGAAATCAAAACTATTCAAATCCCAGAAATCAGTAAAAAAGCCTTCAAAGTGACTACAAGCAACCGTAATGTGTTGCGTATGCACGAGTACCAACTTGCCGTGCTCAAACTCAGCGACACTATGGAAGATAGCGACACACAAGAGCAAGCACAAGCAAGCTATACTGTGCTAAAAGAAATGCTTAGCTTTATCCGTGCTATTCTCAACTTGGATGATGAAGCCTATGACAAATTGCTTGATTTAGATAATGTTCGCACGCAAGAAATTTCTGAAAAGTTGGTAGGCTACATGTACGGCTTGACGGATGAGCAACTTGAAAACGCTGCTGGTGACATTGACCCAAAAGATTAAAATCTAAAGGCGAACAGATTTTTGATTTAGAAAATCGCATTGAAGATTTGAAAATCATTGCTAAGAAATCAATCCAAGGTTTTGGGTGGACACTAGATCAGTATTACGACACTGATTACTATGAGCTAATGAAAATTTTGAATGCTAAAGAGGAAGAAGATAGAATGGTTGACCCAACATCTTTACTCTAATTTTTAAGGAAAGGAGTAAAAATGTTACATGGCAAAAGTACAAGCTACCATGTCCACGGAAATCGCCTTGGATACCCTACAAGCTGCCAATTCGATTAAGCGATTAACTCAGTTAGTCAATAGCTCTACAAACGCATGGAAAGCACAAGAAAGCCAAATGCGTAGTGCTGGTGACTATTTGGGAGCAGCACAAGCTAAGTACGATGGTCTGGGCAATGCTATCCAAAACCAACAACATAAGATTGAGAAACTGAAACAAGAACAGTCTCAACTTAAAGGGAGTACCGCTGAAACTGCTGAACAGTACCTAAAGTACCAACAACAGATTGACCAAGCGACTACTCGTTTGGCGTCGTTGGAAAATCAACAAAGGCAAGCTAAGAATAGCCTAGATTATCAAAAATCTGGTTTGGCAGAACTTCAAAAGGAATACAAAGCCCAAAACGAAGCGTCTGAAACTTATGTCAAGCGTTTAAAAGCCGAAGGCAAAGAGGACGAAGCAAGGCAAGAGCAACTCAAGCAATACAAGGGCTCTATTACTAACTTAAATAAGCAGTACGAGACCCAAAAAGAAATGCTTGAGCGTGTGGCAAAACAGTCCGGAAGAACAAGCGATGAATACCGCAAGCAAAAGCACCGCCTAGATGAAACAGCAACAAGCCTAGCACACACTAGAAACGCTGCCGATAAGTTGAATGATGAGATTGAGCAAAGTCAACGTTCTAGTTCACTCATTGGACGCTTGAAAGATAGCTTTAAACGTTTAGGTAGTGAAGTCAGTGAGACTGAAACAAAAACCTCACGCCTAAAAGGTATCTTCGGAGCTACGTTTGCAGCTAATCTTATCAGCAACGGTTTCCAAAACGCATTGGGAGCCATCAAGGGTAAGTTTGACGAAATCGCCCAATCCAGTGCCGAATACGTTAAATACCAGCAAACCATGAACGCCACTTGGCTAACACTTACTGGTAATGCTGAAGAAGGTAAGAAGATGGTCGACATGACCAACCAAATGGCACAAGCGGCGGCTAACTCAACCGAAATGGTTGACGGTATGAACCAGAAATTCTATGCCGTTACCCACAACACCGAGTTGACCAAGCAACAAACACAAGCCATTCTTACCTTGCAAGATGCGTTTGGTCAGACCGATGCAGCCGTTGAGAATTTCGCTACTCAATGGGCTCAAATGATTGCCAATGGTAAGGTTCAAGGGCAAGACATGATGTCTATCATCAATGTCTTCCCAGAAATGAAGAACCAACTGAAAGAAGTGGCGGCACAAGAGCTTGGGATTGCAGACATGACCGCAGATAAATATGCGGAACTCCAAAAAGACGGTAAGATTACCGCTGAGATGGCACAGAAAGCCTTGTTTGAGTTACAAGATAAATACAAGGACGCTACTGCCAATTTCTCAACAACAATCGGCGGACTTGAAAGAACAATTCAGTCTCGTATGCCAGCGGTAGTTGCAGCGTTCCGTGACCCGATTGATAAAATGAAAAACCCATTTTTGCAACAAATTGGGAATTGGGTTGCTGACCCTAACACTGAAACGAAGTTTAAAGATTTAGGGGAGCATGTTTCCAAAGGTCTAGGCACTATCATGGACGCATTCTCTAAAGTCTTTAATCTCGGTAATGGTACAGATAAACTTAATGGCTTAATGGACGGTCTCAATAAGTTTGTCGATAATCTGAGCAAGAGCATTGCTAACAACGCCCCTAAAATCGTGGCTTTCTTCAAGGAAACCAAAGACAGTTTAGGTGCAGTTTTTAGCATTGGTAAAGACTTTGCTGGGGGTGTTTGGGAAGTTGCCGTTGACATGATTAAAAGAGTCGCTGGTGCATTTAACCTTATGACCGGCAACGGTAAAAAAGCTAAAGGGCCAGTCACATCACTATCTAAGGCTTTAGGTGGTATTGCAAAACATAAGACTGCTATTAAAACAGTCGGTTCTTTGTTTGCCGCTTATTTCGTAGGTTCTAAGGTCGCTCTTGGAATAACGGCAGTAGTCAAAGGGATTCACGCTTGGCGAACAGCTACAGTCGGTATGACTGCGGCACAAAAATTATTGAATCTAGCTATGGCTTCCAACCCTATCGGTTTGATTGTGGTTGCAGTAACTACGGCTATAACTGCCTTGGTGTTGCTTTACAAACACAATAAGAAATTTAAAGCCTTTGTTGATGGCATGTTCAGCGCTGCAAAAAAAGCCTTTGACAAAATCTTCAAAGTGACTAAAGAAATCTTTGGCAAAATCATTGATTTCTTTAAAAAGGACTGGAAACAGGTCCTTTTATTTATCGCCAATCCTATTGCTGGAGCATTCGCTTTAATTTACAAGCACAATAAAAAATTCAAGAAATTCGTTGATGGCATTGTTAAAAATATCAAAGACGGATTTTCTAACGCTGGTAAATGGCTCGGTAAGACATGGGATGGCATGAAGAAGACTTGGACGGGTGCGATGGACTCAATGACCAAGAGCACCAAGAAAGGTTTTGAAAAGACCAAGACTTACTTCACTGGTGGTGAAAAAGGCATTAAAGCCTTCACTAACACTGCTAAGAAACTGCTTGTAATCTCTAATCCAGTAGTCGCTGGTTTTGAGTTGATGTACAAGCATAACAAGCCATTCAAGAAGTTTGTCGATGGTACAGTGGACCATGTCAAAAATATGGCTAAAGGCGTTGCAAAACACATGACTAGCCTTAAAAAAGATTGGGGCGAAAAGTGGGACAACGTCAAGAAATTCGCATCTAAAACATGGGAGAACATCAAGGGTAATGCTACGGAAGCCATGACCGCCCTCGGTAAAGACATCGACAAGCATCACAAAGGTATCAATAAGAATTGGTTCGATGGTTGGGAGAACTCTAAGAAATTCCTATCTAAAAAATGGGATGAAATCGGAGCGTTAACGCAAGAAAAATTCGGTGTTAATATTACCAAACTGATTACCGACGCATTGACCAATATCGCTAAGTTCTTCAAAGATACATGGGATAACGTGAAAAAAGGCTTTGGCGAAATGTGGGACGGCATGAAGAAACTTGCTGGTGACGGTATTAATGCTGTCATCGCACTGCCTAATGCTGGTATTGATGGTATTAACAAACTGATTTCTGATTTCGGAGGTAGTAAAGAGGCTATCTCTAAAATCCCGAAAGTTAAGTTTGCCGGTGGTACTGGTATGTTTAGCTCATACCGAAACCCAATCACCAAACCTACATTAGCTACTCTAAACGATGGGTACGATAGCCCAGAAACCAACAACCAAGAAATGGTAATCTTGCCTAACGGTAAGTCATTCTTGCCACAAGGTCGAAACGTTGAATACCTCTTGCCAGCCGGTTCGGAAGTTATCAACGCTAGCGAACTAGCTATGCTCATGGGTGTCGAACGTGGAGCGTTTGCGAAAGGTACTGGTTTCTGGTCTAAAATCTGGGATACGGCTACAAACGTGGCTGGCTCAGTGTGGGATACCATGAAAAACGGTGTCGATAAATTCATGAAAATGATTGAGTTTGTCACCGATGTCGTTAAAGACCCAGTCGGATCATTGGCTAAAAAATTCAGTCCTAATGCTGATAAGTTAGCTGGTATGTTTAACCCACTTGGTAACGCTCTTTACAAGAAACCAGTCGAAGAAGCTAAGAACTGGTGGAAAGAGCTTTGGTCTATGGCCAGTGCCTCTATGGATGAAGGCACGGTGGCAATGGGTGCTAAAGGTGACGACTACCGTTTCAAAGATAAGGCAAAAGACGCTGGTGCTGACCCGTGGGGCTATTTCTATCGTGAGTGTGTATCCTTTGTTGCCAGCCGTTTGGCTAACCTTGGTGTTAAACCTAGTCTGTTTAGTCACCTCGGTAATGGTAACCAGTGGATATCTGCCAGCGTGCCACACTTAAGTAGACCAAAACCGGGAACAGTAGCCGTTTACACTGGCGGACCTGTTTCAAGCAACCACGTTGACTTTGTTACTGCCGTACATGGTGATACCTATGACGGTGAAGAATACAACTATGGCGGTAACGGTCAGTATCACCAATACGCTGGCCGTCATATCTCTAACGCTGCTACTTTCCTTGATTTTGGGGTGCGTGATAGTGGCGGTGGTGGTGAAGACAATAGTAAACCACTTAAAGACCGCAACAGTCCACTTCAAACCTTGATTAAACGTCAAGTCGGTGGAATGTTCGACTGGATTAAGAAAACCCTTGGTCCGTTGCTTAGCCCAGCGGGTGGGGGTGAAGATAATCCACAGGGTACTGGAGTGGCTAGATGGCGTGAGTCCGTAGTTAGAGCGTTGAAGGCTAATGGTATTGAACCAAATGACTTCCGTGTTTCTAAAATCTTGGCAACGATCCAACGTGAGTCTGGTGGTGACCCTAACGTACAAAACAACTGGGATATCAATGCCATCAACGGTACACCATCAATCGGTTTGATGCAGACTATTGGCCCTACATTCAACGCTTATAAACACCCAGGACACAATAACATCCGTAATGGTTATGACAACTTGCTTGCTGCAATCAACTACATTAAGCATCGTTATGGTACATCGGATGCAGCCTTTAACCGTGTCGCAGCCTATGGCTATGCTAACGGTGGTCTAGTCCGCAAGAACGGTGTTTATGAATTAGCTGAAGGCGATATGCCAGAGTACGTTATTCCAACGGATATCGCCAAACGTGGTAGAGCGTGGCAACTCCTTACTGAAGCAGTGGCACGTTTTGCTGGTGATGCCCCACAAGGCAATCACGATAACACTTCAGACCGTGAGCGTGTTTCAGTCCTCGAAGATAAATTGGATGTCATGATTGGTTTGCTAAGTCAATTAGTAACTAATGGCTCTAACCCAATCGAGATCAGAAACGTTATCGATGGTAGAAGTGTGTCAAACGGTCTCGCACCCTTTATGACAAAAGCAACAAACGATTATGAACGCAGACAAGCGTTGCTAGGAGGTAGCATTATTTGATAGGAATGTCAGTAATTTACGACGGTAAGAACTTAACCGAATTATTCAACGAGGGGCAAGGTCGTACCGTTCCAGTAGATGTCACGAAAAACGTGGCATCGAATTTCAACAACAACTATCAAGACCAAGGGCGAAGGCGTTATGGTCAGCAATTCCTATATAGCACCTTGTCAGTTAAGCAGATTCAAGTGTCGTTTACCTTGGTCGGAAACTACGATTACTTTAATACCATTGCTGAAACGCTAGGCGGATACCTCAATGTAGATAAACCGAAACCATTGATTTTTGGCGACGAACCTAACAAGGTCTGGGAAGCTATCCCGTCCGGTCAAGCGTCCTTAACAGTGGACAAGAACACGGCACCGATTACCGCAACGGTAACGGTAACATTTGATGTACCTAAAAGCTACGGTGAGAACAAGGCACAAGCCCTAGTAAGTAGTGATGGTGAAACTAAGTACGGAAGTGTTAAGAAAGTGTCTACGGGGCACTACAAGGCTACGTTGAAAAATTTCGGTACGGCTGAAACTTACCCAGATATCAAGTTAAAATTCAACTCAGATAATGGTTGGGTTGGGATTGTGAAGAGTTCTAGTGAAAGCTACGAGATTGGCAATCCTAATGAAGCTGACATGCAAGATGTCAAGCGTTCAGAGGTTCTTTTGGACTATCGAGACGAAAACGGCATTCGAAAAGGTTTTGCGAGCGGTTCAAAAAACAACGGTATTTTTAACGACAACAGTGCTGATTTGAACGGGACGCTAAACATTGTTGATGTGTTCAACCGTCCAAATATCGCACTGACTTCAAGAGGGAACGGAAATAAATTCCTTCAAGGCGGTTCGATTTCATGGGATATCCCAGTTGATTCTAGCGGTGAAAAAGGTTCGTTAAATGACTATATCTGGTGGAGACAAGTTTTTTGGTTGGGGTTGCCTAGCCAATATGGTTATCTCAAAATCTGTGTTTCCGATGACCAAGGTCGTTTCCTTTACGGTGTAGAGTCTAAGAAAAAAGAAAATGGTCTAGGTTGTGATTACAACATCATGGCTACCGATGGCAAAGGTAGTTATCAAATTCTTGATAGCCGACATTTTTATGGAACACACCTTGATGAGCATAACCCATTTAATGCCCAACGTGGGTGGTCAGACATGGCACGTAGAGATGATGAATTAATCTTTTACTGGTGGGGCTCTTATCTGAAATACAAAGTACCTATTTTAAAAGGGCGTAAGTCATCAAAGATTAGCATCTTATTGTCTGGTGTAGGTCAAAGTCCACTTGTAACCCACATGTATGTCGATAAATTCTGTTATCGCAAAGATTTCGTCAATTCTACCGAGGATATTCCTAATCGTTTTGGAAAAGGCTCTATCCTTGAAATCGACATGGCTAAAGGTAAAACCTTTGTTGACAATCTGCCAGCATCTAATGAGTTAACTTATTTATCCGAGCCGTTCAGTATTGGCACTGGTGAGACTGAAATCGACATCTACACGTCTAGTTGGACAAGGACTGACCCAACAATTGAAATCACTTGGAAGGAGCGTTTTGTTTAATGCAAATTTGGATTCATGATAAGAATATGCGCAAGGTTTGTGCCTTAAACAACAACGTTCCGGGCGTGTTGCCATATTCAAACAGTCAATGGCACACTTATCTTGAATACTCAACCAGTACATTCGATTTCACAATCCCTAAGATTGTGAATGGTAAACTACACGACGATGTAGCTTACATCAACGATCAAATGTATGTGTCATTCTTCTACGATAATACCTACCACGTTTTCTATGTATCACAGTTAGTTGAAAATGATGATAGTTTCCAAGTGACATGTAATAATACCAATCTTGAATTAGCTATGGAATCTGCACAGTCTCGCAAGGCAGATAAACCACAGAATATCGCTTGGTATTTAAAAGAACTGGACTTGCTAGGGTTTGCCGGTCTTGAAATTGGTATCAATGAAATTTCTGATAAAACAATAACTATCACGTTCGATTCTCAAAGCGGTACTAAGTTAGAGCAACTTCATAGCTTGATGAATCAATTCGATGCAGAATTTATTTTCCGCACCGAATTAAATCGAGATGGCACTTTGAAAAAATTTGTCATTGACATCTACCAACAACCAGATGAAAACCATCACGGCATTGGTAAGGTTCGAGGGGATGTCGTTCTCTACTACCAAAACGGCTTGAAAGGTGTTCAAGTTGCTAGTGACAAAACCCAACTATTCAATGCTGGGTATTTCGTGGGGCAAGAGGGCACCAACCTCGAAAGTGTTGAATTTGAAGAAAAAAACGAGCGTGGACAAGTAGAGTTTTACTCGAAAAAAGGAAGTCCGATGATCTATGCACCACTATCTATGGAGAAATACCCATCTACATTGAAGGATAGTGACACGGATAGATGGACACGTAAGGACTTCGAAACAGAGTACAAGGATGTCAATGCGTTGAAAGGGTATGCCATTAGCACGATTAAGAAATATGCTTACCCACTTTTGACCTACACCGTCGATATTCAATCTAGCTTTATTGAAAACTACAAGGATATCAATCTAGGCGATACAGTTAAAATCGTTAACAACAACTTTAGGGGGGGATTGACCCTTGAGGCTCGTGTATCTGAAATGGTAATCAGTTTTGATATGCCGTTGAATAATTCGGTTGTATTTACCAATTTCAGGAAGCTGGACAACAAACCCTCTGGTAGTTTGCAACAACGGATTGATGAGATTGTTTCTAAATCATTGCCATACCGTGTCGAGATCACAACCACGAACGGCACAGTGTTTAAGAATGGAGTTGGTCGCTCGACTGTTCGACCAGTCTTAAAGCAAGGCGATAGAACAGTTAACGCTACATGGCGTTTCGTGATCGATGGTGCTATAAAGTATGTGGGCATGACCTATGACATGGTGGCATCACAGATTACCCAACCAACTGCCTTGACGGTTTCAGCATGGGTTGATAATAAAGAAGTAGCTTCGGAAGAGGTTACTTTTTTAAATGTCTCCGATGGTAGAAACGGACCTAAAGGCGATAAAGGCGACAGAGGATTGCCGGGCGAACGTGGTCTAACTGGTCCTCAAGGTTTGCAAGGTCCGAAGGGTGATCAAGGGATTCCCGGCATTAAAGGTGCTGATGGAAAAACACAGTACACACACATTGCCTACGCTGACACGGTGTCTGGTAGTGGTTTCAGCCAAACCGACACCAACAAGGCATTTATTGGTATGTACCAAGATTTCAACGCTACAGATAGCCGAAACCCGCAAGACTACCGCTGGAGCAAATGGAAGGGTAGCGATGGACGGGATGGTATTCCGGGGAAAGCTGGAGCAGACGGAAGAACGCCTTACGTTCATTTTGCTTATGCGGATAGCGCTGATGGTCGAAACGGTTTCAGTTTGACACAAGACGGGAACAAGCGTTATTTGGGTGTATGTACTAACTTTGACAAAACAGACAGCACTAATCCAGCTGATTACTCTTGGAATGACACGGCTGGTAGCGTGTCAGTTGGTGGTCGGAATCTCTTAAAAGGTTCGAAGGGCCCTTTTAAACCGGACAAAAAACCAACAAATTTTGATAATAATGTTTTGTACAAAAGCGAAACTTCTGTCTACTTAGAGCAAAACCAAAAATACCTTATTAGTGCAAAATCAGACGGTAATTTTACTGCGTATCATAATCCCAACGTTGAGAGCGACAATGTGACACTCTGGTTAATCGACGATAAATACCAAAATTATCAGATTGTATCCGATTTAAAAACGGGGACTACAGGAACGCTGGTTGCTTGGAGCAAACCGTCGGGCATCTATCATCTGCGAGTCAATACCTACCACAAAGCAGCTACCAAGAGCGTTTGGGAGGTGAAAGTCGAGCAAGGGACCGTAAAAACTGACTGGTCTCCAGCTCCAGAGGATGTGCAAGCTGATATTGACTCAAAAGCCGACCAATCATTGACACAAGACCAGTTGAATAAATTGAATGAGGTCAATTCTGTTATGAAAGCCGAAATCGAAGCTAAAGCGTCGCTTGACACACTTAACCAATGGGTCAAGGCTTATCAAGATTATGTTAATGCAAACAATGCCAGCCGCTCACAAGCCGAAAAAAACCTGGCAGACGCTAGTGCCCGTGTTGCTAAACTTGAAAACAATTTGAATGATATGTCAGAGCGTTGGAATTTTATCGACAGTTACATGGCATCGTCTAACGAGGGACTTGTTATTGGTAAGACTGATAATTCTAGCTCCATGTTATTCAATCCAAACGGACGCATTTCAATGTTCTCAGCTGGTAATGAGGTAATGTATATCTCGCAAGGTGTGATTCACATCGAGAACGGGATCTTCTCAAAAACTATCCAAATTGGACGATATCGAGAAGAGCAAGACTTCATCAATCCAGACCGCAACGTTATTAGATATGTGGGAGGTAAATAGAAATGGCTGAATATTGGTCTAATACTGATAAGGGTTTTCGCATTAAAATGACGATTGACCAAGTTGGTCAAAAAGTAGATAGGAATAGCACAAGCGTTCGCATCAGATTAAGTATTTTCAATACTGATCGAACATTTCCAAGGGGAATGTGTAAATGGTGTGTTGATGCGTTTGGCCAATATATTGGAGATACTAATTATTTAGAGGTTTCAAAACAAAATTCGGAAACTCAATTAATTGATAAAACAATCGAGGTTGAACATACGAACGGGAAAAATGTTTTTGGCTCAAAGGCGTTTTTTTACTGCTACGGGCCACAAGGTCCTGGAGATTTAACAGTCGGGCCATACGCTATCACACTCGACCCGATTGATATCGCAAGCACCTTCGAATTTTCAAAAAATGCGATTTTGGGCAGTACTCTTAATATTTCAATTACAAAAAGAGTGCCTTCAGCTAGGCATACATTGCGCTATTCGTGGTATGGGCTCGAAGGGACACTAAGCAAAAATGTTGATACGTCGTATACATGGGCGCTTCCAGATAGTCTTGCTAACGATATCCCTAATAGCTCTAGTGGACGAGGAACGATATTTTTAGATACATACGTAGACGGGAAACTAATTAATACTCAGTCTAAAACGTTCACGGCTGGTTTATCACTAAACAAGGTCAAGCCCTCATTCTCCAGAATAACTCTGTCTGACGCAAACGAGAAGACACGAAATATTACACAATCAGACCGACACTATGTTTCAGTGTTGTCAAAAATCTATGCGCGTTTTGACAATGTTGAAGCTAAATATGGTGCCACAATCACCCGATACTTCATGGAAATTGTCGGGAATAATAACACGATTTCTGCACCATCCGGGACGTTTCGTGAGATTTCTGTTAGCAAAGATACGCAATTTACGTTAAGAGGGTACGTTGAAGATAGTCGAGGGATTTTGTCCGATGTGGAAGAAATCACGATTACAGTATTGAATTATTTCAGTCCAACATTGAAATTCGAGGTCGTTAGAAGTGGTGCAACCAACAGCACACTTACTATTAAGCGCTTTGCTAAAATAGCACCATTGGCCGTTAACGGTGTTCAAAAAAATCCTATGAAGTTAACGTTTACCACTCGGAATGTCGATTCCGACACAGAAACAATTGATAACGGAAGCGCTGGTGGTACATGGTCACAAATTTCAGAGTTTAACGCTTCAAGCGCAAACCTTGGAAAATCGTATCCAGCTGATACTTCTTATATCGTGGTTGGGAAGTTGGAAGATGTGTTTACGAGCGTATCGTTTCAAGCAACCGTTACTGGAGACCGTGTGGTGATGTCTTACGACAAAGAAGGTGTTGGAATCAATAAGTACAGAGAAAAGGGCGCTTTAGATGTCGATGGCTTGATTTATTCGAGCCGGAAACAGATACAGCACCACAAACTGACCGAGCCAGACGGTGCCGCTATCGATAATAAAAATGATAATCTGAATGATTATAAAACCACTGGTTTCTATTCGATTTCTGGAAATTACCGGAACCATCCAGCGTCCGGCGAGAACGCACAGCTGGAAGTCGTAGGAACTACATCGGGATATTACCAGACTTTGACGACTGTTTCTGGTCGCATGTTTAAGAGATTGGTAACTAGTGGCTCTAGCGGTACGTGGATTGAGTACACACCAAAACAAGAGAAACCAGAGCCACCGATTGTAAAAAAAACGGTCACTATCGGTTTTGGTGTTTCAGCTAACCTCGTGAGAAAGGGAAACGCTGTTACCGCGTCGCTTGTTGGCGCAATCGCTTCGCTAAGTGTTTGCGAAAACTTAAAACTAAACGAAACTATTCCGAGTGGTTTTAGGCCGTCTGTTCAAAGTTATTTGCTAGCAAATAAAAACGTTGGAACTAAACACGCTGGTGTTTCAGTCTGGGATATATCCACAGACGGTTCAATCAGATTAAGCAACCCAGATTCTGCCAATGCAGTCCATCTTGGCACAGTCACTTACATCACGGAAGATAATTATCCAAGCTAAAAAAAGGAAGAGGTAAAAAATGTCACTTAAAATCACAAAGCAACGCACAATCAATGCAGAATTTAATGTTGAAGAAGAAGGAACCACAGTTCTAGTTAAACAGACCTTTATTTCGATTGACACTAACGCAGTATCAACCATTCAAGAAAATCTCATTAATGCAGAACTCTACGCTAAACATCGTCAAGAAATGCGTACAGACGAACGTGCATTGCGTGACTTGCGTTATAAAGTTGAAGACGAAATCTTGGCGGATACTACACAGGCGTAATGCGTTAAAAAATGGGGGTTAAATAAATGTTTTAAGGAGTGTTAAATGCACAAACCAGATGGTATCTTTGGCGTATTTGAAGTCGTCAAAGATTTCTATGAGCATGGTATAGACGAACACCTCTGGGTGTTCCTACTCATGCTTGTTATCGTTGCTGATATCGTGTTGGGTGTTTCAAGGTCATGGGCTTTTCATGAGTTTTCAAGCCGTAGGTTTCGAAAAGGATTGGTCAGCCACACGGCTATGCTAATTATCGTAACAGTGTCTTATCCGTTTATGGTTTTTATGAATCTAGGCGGTGCTATGGATGCTTTTATTTTCGCCATGCTATCAGCATACGGGGCTAGTATTCTTGCTAGCTTATCGGCTCTAGGGGTTGAAATTCCCTTTATTGACAGATTTGTCAAGAAAAATATTGATAAGGATAAATTTAACTTAATTGAGGAGGAAGAAGAAAATGATTAACTTTAAACTACGTCTACAAAACAAAGCTACCCTAGTAGCTCTTATCTCAGCAATCTTTTTGATGTTGCAACAATTCGGACTTGAGATTCCACACAATATCCAAGAGGGTGTGAATACATTCGTTGTGATCTTGGTAATCTTGGGTATTGTCACAGACCCTACTACTAAAGGTCTTGGAGATAGCGAGCAAGCCTTGGGCTACCACGAACCAAAACAAGATTAACTGAACAAAGGAGACATTAACAATGAGTAAAATTGAATCAAGTATTGCACGTATGCACCATCTACAATCAATCCCAGTACATTACGACATGGGTGACCGTTACGGAAACGACGCTGACGGCGACGGACGCATCGAATTTGACTGCTCATCAGCGGTAAGCTATGCACTCGAAATCAACTTAAATAACAACACGGAATCGCTTCAACAAGCATTGCCAGCGATTGGGTATGCGAAAGTGTTTGACGCTGTAGATGGCACATTCGATGGTCAACGTGGGGACGTTGTCATTTGGGCACCTCGTGACGGCTCAAGCTCGCTCGGTGCGTTTGGCCACGTATTGATTATGACTAGTGATAGCACGGCTATCCACTGCAACTACGGCATGGACGGAGTGACTGAAAATGATTATAATTACATTTGGGATCTAAACGGTCGTCCTCGTGAAATTGTCTTCCGTGAGAGTGGAACACCTCTTCCGGCACCAGCCCAAAGCGAATTTGAGCGTGAATTAGATGTTAATACACGCTTAGAGAAGTCAGACAAGCCTTATTATGAAGGCACTCTTACCACTGACTACTACGTTGAAGCTGGCCCTCGCATCGATAGCCAAGATAAAGAGTTCCTTCCAGCAGGGACAAGAGTCCGTGTTTATGAGAAATTGAATGGCTGGTCTCGAATCAACCACCCAGACAGCGCTCAATGGGTTGAAGACCAGTATTTGGACGACTGCACAGATATGTAATAACAGACCACGAACAAAAATAAAATAAAAGGAGTATATCACCTCCCCTCACACTGCAGTAGGGATACCATGGCAGTAGTGGTCGAAGCCCTGGCACTTGCTGGGGCTTTTTTTATTTGCTATAATATATCTATCCATCATAGGCAAAGAGCCATGAGTTAGTCTCATAGCTCTTTTTTATATTTGCTATTCTCATAGATAAGTGCTACTATAGTCATTGGAATACTTGGCGTCTTTCGATAAATATTCTTGAACTGTCCCGGCTTTATGCCGGGCTTTTTTATTTTGCAAAAAAACTTAAATTTCTTTATCAAAAGTGTTGACAATTTATAGTATATGTACTATAATATAAATGAAGATAAGGAAAGGGAGAACAAAAGAAGTTCTCAAGGTGAAACAAAATGGCACTAACACAATCACAAATCAACCAATTAGTCGAAGAGTACAAGAGCGTTTATGATGGAGACGAAGAAGTTACTGAAGAAAAAGTTCTCGAAGATTTGAAAGGATACATGAAAGACTTCACAGATTATGAAGATTTAGAGCAAGTTCCTTTTGAAGAATTAATCGACTTCATTGGATAACTCAAAGAAGTAGCATAAAAAAATAAAACGAGGTAAAACAAAATGAAAAACGGTCAAACAATTTTAGGTTCTCGATACACAGACGAGATCAAAAACAATTCTGCAACAGCAAGCAAAATGTTCAATCTTTCTAAAAAATTGGAAAATGATAATTTGCGAGAAATCCACAAAGCGTTGTACGGTTTGTTAACAGCTGGCTACGACATCAGCAACATGCGTAACGTCGAAGAACTTGAAAAATACGTGAATGTTAAAAAATCTCACGGCAAATTGTTAGATGTCACTAACGATGACATTGAGTTATATCATAAATTATTCGTCGCTAGATTTGGAAAGTGAGTAGATCGCATGGATGCACAAACAAAAGCCACTAAAAAATGGAACGAGCAGAACCGAGAGCATCGGAATTACTTGTCAAAAAGATCATCAGCTCGTAGCTTTATCAGAAACCACGCTACGGGCTCTGACTTAAACGAATTGGAAACACTCATTGCAGAAAGAAGGGACGCACTCATGACGCCGCTAGAAAAACAAATCAAACAACTTATTGAAGATGTATATGCCGAAGAACTTAAGGAACAGTCTTGGGAAGAGGTAGCTGACATGTTGGACGTATGGACAGATAAGGACGGGGATCTTTTACTCGAAGGTCGTGGCATGAAACCACTTGATGGCGTGGACTATGTGGGCTACGCTGATAATGGTGTAATCCGGGAACGATAACTTTCAGCCCCAAATTTTGCCCCAAAACTTTCGAAAAACACAGAAATAAATAAAAACAAAAAACTATAAACCCTTGATTTCAGTTGGTTTATAGTTTTTATTTATTTCTATTTTTGCCTCGATATCGTTGGCAGGGGACATTTTTAATCCTTTAACCATGCGGTTTTAAGCTATTTCGCCCCAAATCTGCCCCAAATTTGTTTTATCTTTTCGTCATTTCGTGATTTTTGCTCTTGCAATTGATGAGCATAGACTTCCAGTGTGATATTTAGATTTTCATGCCCTAGGACTTGCGAGACTGAAATCAAGTCGATATCATGAGCGATTAGATAGCTGGCATAAGTATGCCTCAAAGAGTGTACTCGCACTTCACGTCCGACTATCTTGCGTAATGTCTTATTAGCGGCATTGTTTGACAAGCTAGGCAGTAGTCTGCCATCTTCAGTAGGTGGTAGCTGCTTAACGAATTTTAGGAAATCATCATCAAGCGGTATCTGTCTGATACTGCTTTTTGTTTTTGGCGGCATGAAGCCAGAATTATTTTTGTAGTCCCATGTCTTATTGACCGATAGCATGCCTTTTTCATGGTCAATATCATCCACAGTCAAGCCTAAGCATTCAGCAAATCGCATGCCAGTTTTAGCAATCATATAGAGGGCAGCATGCGATGTATATTCTGGATGCTTGCTTGTCTCATATATTAAGTGCTCGTATTCTTCGACCTCAAGGAATTTCGTATCGAGATCACGACCTTTATTCTTAGCATTGATTTTAGCAAACTTGCAAAAGTTACGCTTGATATAACCCTCGTGTACTGCCATATCAATGCAAGCCTTGACATGCACATTAAAACGCTCGACGGTATCTTGAGCGTGTGTTTTAGCATACTGATTCAATACACGCTGGTAACCCGTGGCAGTAATCTTCTTTAATTTCTTATCACCAAAAAACAACTCTATCTTCCGTTGAGTGTTGATATATGCCTTGTAAGTTATCTTCGACACGTTCGGACGCTTGTAAACCTCACACCATTGCTTGAAATAATTTAAAAAAGTTATGTTTTCATCGACCTCGATAGCCTCTTGCATTTTTAATTCCATCTCAGCCGCAGCCTTGACAGCTTCAGATTTCGTCCTAAAACCACTCTTTTCTTTTCGTCGATAATTTCCGTATCGGTCTTTGAAACTAATCCGATATTCCCACCCGTTTGGGCGTTTGCGATATGATGCCATTGTATTTAGTCCTCCTAATTATCGATTTCGTCAGAACCGTATGTTTAATAAAAGAGCCCCTACACTCGGAATTGTCAAAGCTTGAGAGTGTGGGGGTTTTTTGTTTTATTTAAGACCAGTACCGGTTTTGTAATCAACTACATAAGTTCCGTTTTTTTGAACGAAGTGAATTGAAACACTAGCGTAGTATGAGCCATTGTCTAAATCCCAATCACAATCCTTAGATGGAACATTCGAATCACTATCAATATCATAGTCAGTATCCGTTTTAGTTGTATTTGGTTCACCGACAGTTGCAACAATCTCGTCATAAGTAGTAGTGCCATCTACAACGCTATCAAAATAAGCGTCAGTCCACTTGAAGTTTGAATCAGCTTTTGCTTCTTTACTAGCTTTTTCAGAAGACGACTTACTATAATCAGCATCAATGGACGAACTAGCTTTATCAATCGCTTTGCTAGCATTATCTATAGCGCTACTGTACATTGATTGGGTCGCAAGCACAATGATGATTGAAGCAATAGATAAACAAGTTCCGACAACAGCAAGCACTTTTTTGTTTTTGCGGTTAACAATTAATGCGATTACACCCAAAATCAGTGAGATAATAGCAATAAAGAATGAAACATTGTTTAAAATAGGCACCCAAGAACCAATTAGGGCAACGCCACCAAAAACAATCGCTAAAATACCTAATACCTTTTTTTCGTCTTTCATAATATGAATTCTCCTATCAGCTTTTAACGTGATTCAGTTTTGCACGTAGTTTTAAATAACACTTTGCTGAATTTTTCTAAATTCATCTTGTATCATAGCTTCGCCCCAAGTCGTGGAAATATCATACTGTGTAGCGAAGCGAACCCAATTAAAATCGTGGATATCAGTAGATTTTAAATAATCAACTAGTAACTCGTGGATCATATTCCTATTTGCTTGAGCTTCATATTTCTCTCGTAGACGCTCATAGTCTTTAGAGTTGTGTTCTAAGTGCCCTATTTCGTGCAGAATGACCTTAAAACGAGTGTCTGGGGATAAATCCCCATTGATGTATACAACCTTGTTTATCGGGTCGATAAAGCCATTTCTGGGCCACTGGCTAGAGTCAAACTCACAGATAGAGACATTGAACTGCTCAAGCAATTCTTTTTCAGTCATAAGACCTCACTTTTCCTTGCTACTCATATAGCCCGCAACGATGCCACGGATAGCACGTTTATCTTCCTCTGTCAGCGGTTTTCCGTCAAACATCATGGCGTTTTCTATTATGTTATCGATGTCGTGGGCGTTGGTTTGTTGTTCCTCGGTGGTTTCTGGGCCGTCTCCAAAAAGAATGTAATCTGTCGAAGTCCCCAAGGCTTGAGCTAATTTTACAATCTTTGTCCCCGTTGGAATACTAGCGCCGCTTTCCCACTTTGAAATAGTTGAGTCAGACTTATACCCTAACATTTTCGCTAATTCAAGTTGACTAATACCCTTGCTAGCTCTCAAACTTTCAATTCTGCTTCCTCTTTGCTTATTCAAATCCATATCTTTCTCCTTGCTGTTTATATTAATATTATATAGTAGACTTTCCTAATTTTCAAGTTGATTTATAAAAAACTTAAAAAAACTTGAAAAAAAATCAACAAAACTGTTGACATTGAATTTAATTCAAGTTATAATGTGTTTGTAAGTTAGTTAGAGAGGAGGAACAAAATGACAAAAACAGTTCCAAAGATTACAATCAAAGAACTTCGAGCTCGCCACAATCTGACACAAGAGCAATTTGCTAAAAGCGTTGGTACTACACCTCAAACGGTGAGCGCATGGGAGAAAAATCAACTTTCAATTTCTCCTAAGAATATGGTTGCTATTTGTAACAAATACCACATCCAGTCTTCTGATTTGTATGGTATCTGATATTTTTTTACAACAAAACTTGAATTTAATTCAAGTTGAAAAGTAAATGAGTACGCAGTTCTTTGAAACGCATTAACAGATCGGAAGAGCGTCGTG